AAACCCCGCCTTCACACACGCGAGCTTTAACCCTTCGGCCAGTGGCTCCCACTCTTTTGGAGACAGCGCTTCACTTAGCGCCCAGTACACATGCAACCCCCGCCCGGAGTCTACGACCCATGGCTTAGGCAGACTATATTCTTTTATAAACTTCTTGAGCGCTACAGTCCCTTCGCCCTTTGTCTTAAACGGCTTACCTTCGCCACAATCTACATCGAGCCATAGGCTCTTTAATAGCTGAGCGTTATCCGCCTTTCGCCGTGTAGGGGTGCGAAATGACGCTAAAGCAAAATAAGCATCGGCGCTACGCTCGACGTTACCCTCAGCTTTTTCAATAAGCTCGTCGATAGAGTCAACAAACGCATGTTGTACCCTACCGCCTTTTATTCCGGCGGAACAGTAATGCCCACCATGCGGTACTACCGCATCTAAAAATCCATTAACGCCCATGACGCCCTCTTTTGTTAGTGCGGCGGGCACTAACGCCCGCCGCTAGGGTTTATAACAACGTCATCTGGCTTGAGTCACCTTGGTTAGTGTTGAGGTCTAGCACCCCCGCCTCTGCGGATGCCTCCAATCGCTGAGTCACTTCATGTAAGATACTCAACGCGTTCTCCTCTGTTGCTAGCCTCGCTTCCACAAGCAGCTCGCCCCCCGTGCAGTTACTATACGCACGGGCATTAGTCATCCCATTCATCCAGAATCGCTGCGATGTCCTCGCCTTCGGAAGCTTCCGCCTTTTTCTTACTGGCTTTCTTCTTCGGCGCAGACTCTGCTTTTGGCTTACTGGTTTCTGGGTCGTCCCCATTGTCCTTCCATGCGGCGAAGCTAGGGATTGCTATAGCTTGGAGTGCGTCAGGAGTTTCCCCTTGACTACTGATTGTAGCCCACTCGTCATCTGTGAGTGGTCGTACGGCTTTGAACGTAAGCTTAGGTACAGGGGAAGCCGTATCAAACCTAGCCTCCGTCAGTACAGCAGTTACCGGCACGTTATGTCCACCCAAGAATTTAGCATAAGCCTCCAACGGCAATTTATTAGCTTCACCCTTACCAAATATAGAAGTGGCAGGGAGAGCTATTGAATATACATCACCCTCCATATCACCTTCAAGCACAACTGCTACTCTTCGGGAATACTTACATGCTCTGGAAGTACCTTCTCCAGACCCCCCTACGTTCTGTTCACAGGTAGCGCAAGTGCTAGACTGAGCGTCGGTAGCGTCAGCGTGTGGCTTTTGCCCGTCTTCTGACCAACATGCTGGGGCAGAGAACACCCCTTCTTCATATTTACCAGCATAGTATGTACGGTGGATGTGCTTCGATACCTTAACGATAGCGAAGTTCATAGCCCGGTCTTCGTTTACAGCGACTTCTTCGCCGTTCGCAATCATACGAAACACAGAGCCCTTAATGCTGATGCGTTTACCGCCACCCCCGCCTCCACCCATAAGGGCCTTAGTTGCGTCATCCAGCTCAGCGTTAGCAAGGTGAGCGGGTAGTGCTGCTCCGTTATCAAATAGTGTCATATCACTCATAATCTTCAATCTCCAAAGTATCAGTAGTGTCAGGCGTAATTACGCGCTGACGGTCTTTAATGTAATCCAAGAGTGCTGCCTTTCTGAACATCACCTTTCGCCCTAACTGTACAAAGGGCAAGGAATCTTCCTGCCTCATAGTGTAAAGAGAGCTAAGGGAGACGCGCAAAAACTTAGCGGCTTCTTGGGTCGTTAACAGCCCATCGTCTTCCATGTCAGTTACCTCTTCTGACGGTTATAGAATACCGGCTATCGGCTCTGATAGGCGGCGCCAAATCTGGATAGTGCTCCAGATATTCTTTCATGTTTCCTTGAGCTACTCGATTCTCAAACAAACCTAGAGCGTCATGCTCTACAACAAACTTTCTGAACTCATCCCAATCAGGAGCCCAGTATCTAGTTTTCACGGTTCGGTACGCTGTACCGCTTTGCGTTTTAACATTAGTCACGCCGTTATCGTCGAACATACTGCTCAGTGCGGACTCTAGCGTTTCTAATTTAGATTTAAGAACGTCGTCTTCCTTTTTGTAGGTAGCCTTCAACTCGCTCCTAGCGTCACGGATGCGAACGTATGTCGCGATTAACTTATCAGTATCCATAGTGTTTCTCCAAAGTGTGTTACGTGTTTAACTCAGCTTCATAGAGCGATGTTAAGTCTCTTTGAGCCGTTTCTTTCGATTCTAACGCTTTATACACCTTCTGCTCAACAGGAGACCCGCATATTTTTACAATGGTCATCTTGTTTTCTTGTGACGGTCTATTTATACGCTCGTTTGCCTGTAGCCATGTCTCCACAGAAGCTATAGGACCGAACCAAACGATAGTGTCAGCCGCAGTTAGTGTTACCCCGTGCGCGGCGCTTTGCGGCTGTATCACGAGCACCTCTGGGTCTGGTGTATCTTGGAAGTTCTGAAAGATGTCGGCTCGCCGACTCGCAGGTACAGCTCCACTGATTATCTCAGTACTGAACCCCTCTTTCCGCAGCCGTTCCGTTACTACATCTATAGCGTGCTTAAACGGTACAAAAACTATCGTCTTATGCCCCGCTTCTCGCACCACCTCTACAGTCTCGGCGAGACGGTTGTTAGCATCAAATTCAATCACATCCCCAGCGTCTGAGTAGACCGCGCCACAACTCAACTGCAGGAGTTTATTTAGCCCCGCCGCCGCGTGCACAGCGGAGATGACCTCCCCATCGGCTACTATCAGTGCCTGTTTTTTAAGCTCTTTATAGTATTTCTCCTGCTGTTTAGTCAGGGGTATCTCTCGTGTCTGGTATGTTACCGGCGGGAGGTCTAGGCAGGCTGCCTTTGTAAATCGCACTGCTGGTTGTAGTGCAGCGTTAACTAGGGCGGTGGACTCAAGTTTAGGGAGCCATGTAAATTGACTAACCTTCACCATGACTTTATCTCTCCACGCCCCGAAAAATTTAGGTACCTTATTGGGGTTAACCAGTTTCGCTAGCCCAAACGCATCTAACGGAGACTGCGCCGCAGGTGTGCCAGTCATCATCCACAATTTAGTTCCCGGAGTAATAAGTTTGTTAAACGCCTTCCATCTGCGGGTTGTAGTGGTCTTAATAAAGTTACACTCATCAGCTATGACAAGATCAAACTCGCCCTTTAGGTGGTCAACCATAATAGGTATGCCGTCATAGTTAATTACTACAAACTCGTAGTCCCCCTCAACAACTTTAATGCGTTTCTTTTTCGCTCCATGCGCAATACCCGCAGACCTGTGCATGGCTGTTTTGAATATGTCGTTAAGCCACGCGGACTTCATAATAGATAGCGGGCACACAACGAGCACTCGTTTTACTACGCCTAAGTTCATAAGGTAGTCTGCCGCCCATACAGCGGAGGCGGTTTTGCCAGTCCCCTGCTCGCTAAAGCAGAACGACCTGTCGTTCAGGGTTAAGAACTCAGCTGTTTTCTTTTGGTGGTCGTACGGAGTGAACATCCCCGGCCAGTTATAGTCACGGCTCATAGGGGAAGGTGTGTGTTTAACACCTAAATTGGTCAGGCGTTTCGCGTTCTCCAAGTCCCATTTAACCAATACCAGATTGGGTTCCATCTGACGGCTACCGGGAATAGCTGTTTTTATGCGTTGGGGGTCACGTACCCTCAGGTGCAAATCCCTGTTATTTATAATCTCCATACACCCTCCAAAGTGTTTATACTGACCAGTATACACCGGTCAGTACCGACGTCAACTACTTTCTACGCTTTTTTACCGCTTTTTTCTTGGTTGCTTTTTTAGTAGCTACTGAGTGATCAGAATTACGCTTAAACGACCTATTCTTACTAGCTGGTACGGCTCGTAGGGTACTGCGCTTGTTAGACCCGCCCTTACTTAATGGCTTTTTGTGATCTACGTCTTTACCATCCCCCTTACGAACACTCCCCTCTTTTTCTAATTTATAGCGAGCACGGTTGCGCGCGGCTCTCTTCTTTTTAACCGCCGGACGCCCATCATACTGGCGTTCTTTTTTGTAGTTACGGTCAGATTTATTTTTGTACGGCATTACTTTTTACCCCTCTTCTTTAGTGTAGCCCTATTGGTTTTAGGGC